AATAAACACATACTTACCCCCTCTCCTAAGCATTGATTAACTCAGGTCTATTTATATCTACCTTGCTTAACTTAGGTAGTCTATCATAGGCGTTAGGATATAATCCATTATTAACTTGGATATAATCTACAAACCACTCCCACTCTAGCATACCTAACTTAACATCAGATAGGGTTAGTTCGCGGGTATATTCTACCATAGCGTGTGCTAACTCTATCGTTGCTAATACTCCTTTAGGTTGTGTCGTTCCCCTAAAGAACCGCAACTCTATCGTGTGTTCGTTAATAGTATTGACCGCACTCATACGCTCAGTCCTACTAACTCCATATCTATCTCTACTAACCTTATCAGAGAAGGACATATAAGGTATATTGTCCTCATCAAACTTCCAACAGTCGGTAAAGGTAGCATACTTATCGCAGTCCCTACCAGCAAACCGCTTCATATGCTTAGCGTTCTTATACACTAATGATAAGAACCTATGCGTGTGTGCGCCACCCTTAAATCCTGCTCTACTTATATGGATATGAATACCGCAGTTAGACTTAGCGTTCCACGCTCTAGCCTTATGCCTAGTTCTTAATCCGTCTAAGGTATCCCATAGCCTTTGACTATGCTCACTCCAATAGTCAAGTGAAGCGGGGTGAGATACTAACTCAAAGCCCTCAGGTCCGACTTGTCTATTGTCCATAACACCGATACTGCTATCTTGCTTTAAGTAAATCCAATCTCTCTCTAAGTTATTGGCTACATATTCTACTGCCTTGTTTAACTCTTGCTTATCGTTGCTTATCTCCATCTCTAACTCTAACCCAAAGTATAATCCCTTTAGACTATCTCCGTGAAAGATAGGGTCAGGCTTGTAAGAATAATTATTTATTCTAGCACCACCCTCACAACCCTCACACTCATTACGATTATACGCTTCACAATTCTCACACCAGTTAGCATTATTTTGGCAACAGTCCTCACACCAATAGACGCCTAAGTCTGCGACTTCATAACTAGAGTGATTATCTGAGTAAGTATTCTCGCACTCCTCACACCAATAGGTGTAGTTATCTGCGCATACTTCACAATACATACCAACACCCTCTATATGCCTTGCGTTATCAGCATACTCATACTCCTCGCAACGCTCACAATATACCCGACAGTCCTCGCACAATAGTTCTCCTGCTCTATTGGCTACCATATCGTCAGGCTTATAGTGTCCATTACAAGCGTGGCACTCTTGCCACTCTATACCAGTAGTCATATCAACTCCTTACTTTGCCCGATACTTCTATGATTATATCACTTATCTTATTCTTTAGCAAGTCAGCAGAGAGAGCCATACCCTTAAAGTCGCCTCTATCATACCAATTCGCTTGCGTTCTAAGAGAAGTCCTAATCAGTTCTAGTTCATCTCTTGTAAGTTCTACTACTACGCTATCCATATTATTTACTCCAGTCATCATAGATATTATCATCTACAAAGTCGCACAATAAATTGTGCTTATCTCCGCAGACTTCACACTCTCTCACTATCTACGCTCTCTAAATAGTTTGATACCTCTTAGAGTAATAGCCACCACCGCTAATATGATTAGCGTTCTATGGGGTAGCCATATCTCACCGAGATACCCGCTTAGATAGGTGGCGTAGCCGTCTATGCTAAACTCTTGGATTATCTCCATTAGTTCTCATCTCTCCTAACCATTAGTGATTAGGCTACCCTCTAAGGATACCACACCCTTAAAGGATAGTCAAGCCACTACTTAAAATCTTTAAGTATATCTGCCACTATATCTAACTCATCATCAGATAGGTGGTTAATACCTACCGCCTTACTTAGCCCTAATATATCTGCCATTAGTTCTCCTTACAATTTTCTAGAAGATAGTTATTTACTATCTCCCACTCTTGCTCGTTAGTAGGGGCTATCTTAGAGAGATTTAATTCTCTAATGCTAAACCTTACCATATCCCTAACTAGGGGCATAATTCATACTCCCTTACTTATACTTAAGTATAGCATACTTAAGGCTATAAGTCAAACTCCGACTTAATCGCGTGTCGTAGTAGGTTATGAACCTAAGCATAGCGAACCTATCGCCTACGACTTATCTTTAGTTATACTGCTCAGCAGGTTTAGCGTGTTGCTTTAAGAACTCCGCTTGCCTATCTGCTAACGCTAACTCTCTCTCTAATTGTAAAGAGTGAGCCTTAATAATCTGAGCCACCGCACTAGGGGCTAATCTAGGGGCGCGCTTACGCTTTACCCCTACTCTCACCGCTTTACCCTTAGCCGTGTCGGATAATCTCCAACTAGGCGAGCCTAAGCCGTGCTTTAGTATTCCCCTAGTAGGTGATTTAGATAATTGAGTTATCATAATCTCCTACTCTCTGATTAAGTAAGTAGTGGGTAGTTTAGTTAGTATCCCGAAAGCGCACCCGCCTTCATAACTAGGGGCGTATCTCTCTAAACTACTTACTACCTACTTAATCCTTATTTAGTTGTAGAATATATTATAGCACTATTATCCTAAAATAGCAAACTATAATCTATTCAGCGTGTCGCCTAGTTATGAACTAGGATTACCCCCTACTAGGGGCGACACTCTCCAACACTATCTTAATATCTGGCTAGGCTTACTACCGATTAGGCGGGTCTGCTTAGTGGCTACAACATAATCTACTAATGCTAAGCCTAGTTTATTTCTAAACTCTGCCACTCTCTCTAGGCGGTCAGCCCTTGTAAGGTCTGCCCCTATGCGGTCTAAGCCTTGCGATAATTTAATATCGCTAATTGCTAGGACTTGATTAAGTCTTTCGTTCATATTCACCCCCTTATTTAGTTGTAAAACAAACCCTAATGGATAACTCTCCGATAGTCAAACACCCTTCAGCGTGTCGCGGTGTGAGTTGTATCACACTCTAATAACCATAACCCTAAAGTATAGGGTGAGAGTTCTGCCTATGCTTATACCATACTCCCCCCCATTAGTCAAGCCTAAAGGTCAGGTAGATAGTTAGCCCTAGCATTTACCAATTTTAATTCTCAGGTAATTATCAGGTAGCACTCAGGTAGATAAGTCTAAACCTAAGGTAGAGAGTTAGGGTAGTAGGTAGTCTATATCTCAGGTAGAGCGTTAATGTTTGACCCAGAGTGTATTTTTTTACGCGCTTGTATATATATATGTATCCAATAATAACTATATGTTAGGTGGCCTAAGTATGTATAATATACTACTTTAAAAAATATATCACCCTAGGTTGTGCGTTTTTAAGTAATGCACAGGTTATCTATATATGTAATAGTAAATACATATATAGGGAGTTGGCTCCCTTTTATTCCGCCAACTCATATATACTACTTTTATAAAAACATAACTACAATGGGAATACTATGCCGTTAGACGGCTACCGTTAGATTAGTCTTAGGGGCGTTAAATGGCAAAGCAGAACCTGACCAAAGAGGAGGCCCAGTACAAGGTCCTCACCCAACTTAAATTGGGACAGACGATTAAGATGGCAATGGAATCGGTTGACCGATCTGAGGCTGCCTTCCGTCAATGGACACTTACCGAGCCAAGTTTTAAACTCGAGGCTGACAAGGCTAGGCTAGATGCTAAAGGTATCAAGACCGATCTTGCTGATCTTAAGAATATATCCTTTGAGGATTTCTGTACCGAGTTCCTAGATACCAAACTTTACGAACACCACCTTGACTGGGTGGATCTAGTAGAGGGTAAAGAACCTAGGTGGTTACATCCATCTATGACTTACGAGCAGGGTGCTTCTAATCGTGTACTTATCAACGTACCCCCTGAACACGCCAAGTCCACAGTACTTACAATTAACTACGTTACCTACCGCCTTGCTGTAGATCCTAACGTTAGAATCATTATAGTTTCTAAAACACAGGGTATGGCCCGAAAGTTTCTTTCAGCCATCAAGACCCGCCTTAGCCATCCTAACTGGACTAAGTTACAGGTAGCCTTTGGTCCACAAGGTGGATACAAGGCTGACTCTAACACTTGGTCTGCTGATATGATCTACCTGGGAACTGGCCGAGATTCTGGTGAGAAAGACCCTACAGTACAAGCATTAGGTTTTGGATCTCAGATCTATGGCGCAAGAGCCGATCTGATTATCCTAGACGATGTGGTGATGAACGCAAACGCCCACGAGTGGGAGAAGCAAATTGAATGGCTTCAAAAAGAAGTTATCACCCGCCTGGGTCGGCACGGAAAATTACTTATTGTAGGAACCCGTGTCGCACCTATAGACCTCTATAAGATGATTAGAGACCCAGGTCAATGGACTGGTGGTAAATCCCCGTTTACTTACTTTAGTCAACCAGCAGTATTAGAATTTGATGAGAAGCCTGCCAATTGGAAAACCTTATGGCCAAGAACAGATAGGCCTGAGGGAGAACAAGATGAGCCGCACAAAGATGGATCCTATACAAAGTGGGATGGACCCTCGTTATTTACTAGAAGGTCTGAAGTCGCTCCGTCGGTATGGGCTATGGTCTACCAACAAGAGGACGTCACACAAGACTCTATCTTCTCGCCCACCGTTGTCGCAGGATGTGTCAATGGGATGCGAAAGAGAGGACCTCTCAAGGCTGGAGTACCAGGCCACCCAAAACATATTGATGGCTCTTATACCGTTATCGGCCTCGACCCTGCTATGGCAGGAGCCACAGGAGCAGTAGTAGTTACCTACAACCGCGCTGATGGTAGAGTATATGTTTTAGATTGTGTTAATATGACCGACACAACACCACAAAGAATTAGGGATCTGATAGAAGAATGGGTTATTAAATACAAACCCCAAGAGATCCGAATAGAAATTAACGCCCACCAGAAGGCTTACGCCCTAGATGATGATCTACGCAACTGGTTGGCTCAGTATGGATGTACCCTCAACTCTCACTTCACAGGTAAGAACAAATGGGACACAAGTTTTGGTGTAGCCTCTATGGCTGCATTGTTTGGGACCACAAGAGATTCTCGTTTCCAAGATAATAATCTAATTGAACTTCCTTCTAATGAAGGCTCTGAGGGCTTGAAGTCCCTAGTACAGCAATTAATTACTTGGAAACCTGATACCAAAAACCCTACCGATACTGTAATGGCTTTATGGTTTGCCATTATTAAGGTACGTGAACTTATGCAGAAGTCATCTTATGCTACTAAGTTTGCTAATAACCGTTGGGCAACCAGAGCACAAAAAGATAAAAGATACGGAATTAATTTAGATGAAGCCTTTGCAGAGCAATGGGCTGAGACCTACAACTAAAGGATACAATGGCATTATCAATTGAGCAAGTATCAGCGAGGGTTCAATCCTTACGCTATAGAAGCACAGAGCGTGATGCTCGCAACCTTGACGTACTTGCTGTACGTAAAGGTAAGATTGCTGATGTCTATCCTAACTTTTTCCCAGAAGGAGTAGACGCTAATGTCGTGGCAAATTTTATTGATATCGTTGCCCGTGACCTTTCAGAAGTTATGGCGCCTCTTCCAGCGGTTAACTGTTCAGCCGCTAATCAGGTCTCTGATCGTGCTCGTACTTTTGCCGATAAGCGTACTCGTATTGCTAGTAATTATTTTACGCATTCTGACCTATCGGTCCAGATGTACTCAGGAGCAGACTGGTATATAACCTACGGCTTTGTTCCATTCATTATAGAATTAGATGAGGATTCAAAACTACCTCGCATTCGTGTAGAGAATCCAATTGGTTCCTACCCAGAGTTTGATCGTTATGGACGTTGTATAGCATTTGCTAAAAGATACTCCCTTACATTAGGTGAGTTAATAAGTCAGTTCCCAGAGTTTGAAAGAGAGTTACTTGGTCGTGATGGATATGATCAGAACCTAAACTCACAGATAGAGATGATTCGTTACTACGATAAAGATCAATCAGTCATCTATATACCAGCAAGAAATAATTTAATTTTATCACAGGCTGCTAATCCATTGGGTAAGATAATGGTAGTAGTTGCACGTAAGCCATCTGTTGATGGTGAGTTACGTGGACAGTTTGACGATGTATTAGGAATTCAGTTACTGCGTAATCGTTTTGCTTTACTTGCTATGGAGGCTGCAGAGAAATCTGTTCAAGCACCAATTGTACTTCCTAACGATGTACAAGAACTACAACTGGGTGGCGATGCGGTTATCCGTACCTCTAACCCAGCAGGTGTTCGTAGAGTAGAACTTACATTACCACAAGGTGCATTTACCGAGCAGACCCTACTTAACCAAGAGTTAAGAGTTGGAACTCGTTATCCAGAATCAAGAACTGGAAACGTTAGTGCTTCTGTTGTTACTGGTCAAGGTGTGCAGGCTCTTATGGGCGCCTTTGATACACAGGTTAAATCAGCACAAGCAATCTTTGCTGCAGCACTTCGTGATGTAATTGGTCTTTGCTTTGAGGTAGATGAAGTACTTTACCCTGAAGAGAAAACAATTCGTGGTGTAGACTCAGGTTCACCATATGAAGTTACATACAAGCCAAGCAAAGATATTAAACAAGACTACTCAGCCGATGTTAGATACGGTATGCTTGCTGGTCTTAATCCAGCACAAGGTCTTATCTTTATGTTACAGGCTCTTGGAGGTAAATTAATCTCTAAGGATATGGCTATGCGTGAATTGCCATTTACTGTTAACGTAACACAAGAACTAGAAAAAATTGAAATTGAAGATATGCGAACTGCTTTGCTCGGTTCTCTCACAGCATACACACAGGCAATTCCACAGATGGCTGCAAGCGGAGCAGACGCATCAGATGTGGTACGTAAAATTGCTGCGGTAATCAAGGCACGCCAAAAGGGACAAGCATTAGAAGATGCTATCGAGGCAACCTTTGCGCCACAGCAACAGGTCCCTCCTTCTGGTGCCTCTAATCCTTCGGTTGAGCAAACGTCCCCTGCTCCCGCTGGTGCGCCAGTAGGAGGCTCTCCATCTCCTGAACAGGGTGGAACACAATTACCTCCACAACAAGAACAAGCACCAGATGTACAAAGTCTTTTATCTAGCCTGACTTCAGGCGGCGGAGCAAACTCAAGTGTGAGAACTATTCGCCGAAGATAATTAAGTGGGGGACAATGACAGCAATAGTTGGTATACAGGGTAAAGGTTGGGCTGTCTTAGCGGCAGACTCAATGACCACATACACAGATAGACCATATCTTGCTAAGGGTTGTGACAAGATAGTTAAAATTGGTGAGTATTTAATTGCAGTAGCAGGTGATGCTATAGCAGGAGATATACTTAATAACTTATGGCAACCGCCTAAGGTAATTAAAACTCAAGACCCAGATAGATTTATGATGATTAGAGTATTGCCATCTATAAAACAAACTTTAACTGAGGCAGGATACGATCCAAATCCTAAAGGCAAGAATGATGAGGATGCTGGATGGGATGCATTAGTTTGTTTTAATGGAAAGTTATATCAAGTTAGTGATGACTATGGATATATGCGGGATGACAAAGGTTTGTATGGTATAGGCTCAGGTGGAGCATTAGCACTTGGTGCATTAGCGTCAATGGAAATTGAAACTAAGACACACGCTAAAGCAACTAGCGCCGCTAAGAAAGCAATTAACGTAGCAATTCAGTACAACATATGGTGCGGTGGAGCCGCAAACATTAAAACTCAATTTACTAAGTAGGAGGAACTATGGCAGAGAACAGAGGCGGTAATCGCCCTACTGCACCACAGAACAATCCTGCAAATGTTTCAGGTACAGGTGGCGCAGGACAATCAGGCGTACAGCCTGCACGTTATATGTCAGGCTTAGCCTATGGACAAGGTCAAGCACAAATGCAACAACAAACATCTGCTCCCCTTGCTGGTAATCCAGTAGGAGCAGTAACACAAGCATCTGCTCCACAACTACCACAAATTGTAGGACTTGATGCTCCAACCCAAAGACCAGATGAGCCAGTAACTAATGGTGCTGACGCTGGACTTGGCGCAGGATCAGAAGCATTATCTTTACCCGCTATGGTTCCACAAGGACCAATGGATAACTCAGCAAAATTAATTCAAGCACTATATCTTCAAGATCCAAGTAATGAAGATGTCCGCCGTATGCTGGAGTATTTGAGCGCTGAAGGCAGAATTTAGTGGCAAATCCAAACATTAAAAAAGATGCCAATGGTAATTATGTTATTGTTGGATTTGAGGGCAATAACTTTACTAAGCAACAACTAGACTATGTTGACATACAACAACAAGCAGAAGTTCTTAATGGACCAAAAGGTGACGAGTTAAGAAAAACCATTTCATCAAATCCAAGTGCATCTGCTGGCGTTATATCTGGATTATATAAAAATGGGACTATTGGATCAAGTGAATTAGTTAAAACTTTTGCGGACATAGATAGTCAAACAAAAGCCGATAGAGAAAAACAAGCACTTTTAAAAAGCCAAGAAGAAGCAAATGCTAATTTTAAAAAACAACTTTTTGGGGTTCCTTACAATGTATGGAAAACAATTAAGGGTGTAACTAGAAATACTTTTATGTTAGGATTTGCTCCTGTAGAAGGAATAATAAATACCTTAGGAAATATTGTTGGTTCTCAGTTTACTGGCGCAAAGGGTGATGCAGTATGGGAAGGTTATGATTCAACATACGCCGTTCAATCTTTAAAGCAATTTGTTCAAGAAGGTAAAATTGATATTGGAGAAGGTTTTTTTCCTAACGAAGAATCTGGTGTAGGTTTTAAAGTAAGAGAAGAAAAATTAAAATTTGGTAAAATTAAAGTATTAGATGGAGAAGGAAACTTAGTATTAGATAAAGAAGGAAATCCTCTTTATCGTCCATATTCTCCCGTAGATCCTATATCTTATTATATGACTGGCGGCAACCTTGAGGGCGGAACAGCCAGGCTTATAAATGCTGTTGGTGAAATTGGATTAATGATTTATGCAGATCCTCTTACAAAAGTAAGCAAAGCAAGAAAAGCATATAATCAGATTAAAAAATCTGAGGCTTACGTAAACGGCAGAGCATCTGCTGAGCAATTACAAAAATTGACCATTCTTGAAACTCAAATGATAAATGAAGCAGATGATGTTTCTAAAGCATTACAGGATCTTAACTTAACCGAAAGAGCCGTAAACGCAGGAGTTCCAGTTGCTGATAGCGAATTGTTAAAATTTCAAAACGCATACAATGATGCTTTTTCAAGACAAGTTAAATTAGACACAGAAACTCAAGGCGTTCAAAAAGGTGTTCACTATGATGCTCTTGAAACATATTTAAATGGTCGTTCAGCAAAACCAGTTTTAGAAGAAATTGCACAAATAAGAAATCCTGTTAGGCTTATGGAATATAGTAAGCGTAGTGGTGGAGAAGGCTTTACCTATACACAGGCTTCTGCTCTTGCTAGAGCAAGTACAAAAGAAGAAGTTGCAAATGTTTTAGCGGGCTATATTGCCCAGGGTCAAGTAGTTCAGAGTATATTAGAATCTGGAACTGCAGTATCTCGAGGGCTTTCTAAAATGTATAAAGGACCTGCGGTAATACCAGCACAGGCTGTTACTGGATGGGCTGCTAAGGGAATAAAGAAACTTCCTCAAGCCGAAAAACTTTACAGTGCTTTGAGTCGTAGTTGGAATAACTATATTCCTAAACAAGGAACCCTAGTTCATTATAACGATAAAGATGCTGTTGCAGAAACTATTCTTGGTTTTGGAAAAACATTCAATGTTGATGAAAAAATACTTATAAAATTAGTCGATGATGTTGTTTACAGTATTGATCCTAGAGACAATGCCTATAAAGCAGCAACAAGAGTTTTTGATGAAGTGTTTAAAGCCAATGCATCTGCATTTGAAAAAGCAGGAATATCAACAGAGGAATTAAAAAGATTAACCAGAGTCTTTGCAGATGAATCAGAAAAACAATCTATTTTTTGGGCTGAACGCCATATAAAAGGAACTAATGGTGTTGGTGGCGTTGAATATATGCGATCAGCAGGCGACAGCGTAATACTTAGTGGACCACACCTAGAGTCTGAACGTTTAAATTCTATGCTTTATTTTCCACCTCCTGCAGAGTTGCTAGGTGAACTTGCAAGAATTGGCAAACTTAATAAAGTAGTGGGCTATAAAGGTAAATATAGTGGTGCTGTTTTAAATAAAGTTGATGCTTTTACTAGCAATTACTGGAAAAGAGTTATCTTAACTAGACCTGCCTATATTATTCGTAATATAGGTGAAGAGCAAATAAGAATGATGCTCAATGGTAACATATCTTTTTATAACAATCCTATGGCTGCAATTGGTATGATGGTTGGCAAAGATAATGGAAACGCTTTTCAACGTTTATTAAATAGCCAAGATCAATGGAAAAATAATGTCTTTGGCAAGAGTATAAAAGAACCATCAACCGATCAATTGGCAAACGAAATAATTGCCGTTGAAAGTAAAAATTCTTATTCAGCAAATATGTATGATACAAGCAATCTATCTAGAGGCGAAATAAATAAAATTGCTGCAACAACTGGCTATTCACTAGTTTATAAAGATGACCCAAGATGGTGGCTTGGATTAGCAGACGATATTATAAACCTAGGTTCAGATACTTGGGCAAAACTTGCTATTGGTACTCGTGTAGGTGAAGAAGCAAACACAGTTAATAGACTTCTGTATGGTGAGGGTAAGCCAGGCTGGGACAGATTCTTAAATGGTATAAGCAACCCAAAGACCAGAGAATTTTTAAATACTCCTGAAGGAGTAATGTCATACTTGTTTACTGGCGTTAACTCAGAAAAACAATTAACTGGTGCTCGTGCTCGCGTAAGGTTAGCCGCTGGTGGAGATGGTCCTGCCGCTGAAACAATTATAAAATTAATTTCAGAGGGTGCGGTTGAAACTGCTGGTTATTCAATAAGAATTCCTAAAGCGTCAGATGTTGCTGCAAACTCTATTAAAAATTCTCAACAAGTTTCTGCTGGTAAAAAAGCAATGAGAGACTCTACTGAAGAATTTGCTGGACAACTTAAAAAATATTTTGATGGTGCTGGCGATTGGGAAAAAGTTAGATATCAAGTACCTGAAAAAATTGGAATTACTGATTCTAAAACATTAAATTTTCTTGTAGAAAAAAGCGATGCTTTCTTTGATATTTCCGTAAAGTGGCAGAAGATTGCTGGTATGGGTCCTGAGTGGCGTCAGAAATATTGGGAAGCCGTTACAGATGTAATTTATGCAGCAGATTCTGTTGCTTTAACAAGCATTAAAACTGCTGCACCTAAATCATTAAATAATTTATTAGATGCTAGCGGTAAAAGAAAAATAGGATTAGAGCACGTATTCTGGAACCAAGCCAAAAAGGCTAAAGGCGAAGGTACTATGACTTTAGATGAAATTCATTTGTATGCTGAAAAAGTAGCAACATCACACGTTAAAGATTTATTTTATGATGCATCTAAGAAACGTTTGTTGTGGCATCAATTAAGATTAGTTGCACCTTTTGGACAAGCGTGGGAAAATACAATAAGCAAATGGGCTGAACTTTCTTTTAACAATCCTGCACAAGTATACAAACTTGCCCGAGGATTAAATTTCCTTAATTCACCCAAGTCATCTGCACTATATGAAGTAACAGATGCTAAAAGTTACTATGATCCAAATCAAGGATTCTTTTTTAACGACCCTCGTTCTGGTGAGAGACAATTTTTTGTTCCGTTTATGGCAAGCGGTATGAATTTTATGACCAACCTAATAGCAAAAGGTGAGTTGAGTACATCTGGTCCACAAGGTACTAAAGGTACTCCTCAATCATTTAACTTTGCTTTAGGTACTGGAGTTTTCCCAGGATTTGGTCCTGGTATTACTTTATCAATAAGTGCCTTAAACGCATTAGGAGTAGATGTTTTATCTCCGCTTCCTACTGACTTGCGTATTGGGGTAGAAAAATTTCTTTTCCCATTTGGACGACCTAATTTAAAAACACCAGATGGAATTGTTTCATCACTTACTTCAAACAATATATCTAGAATAAGTTCTGGCCTTTTTGGTTGGGAACAGTCATATGCTTCCTCGTTTGGACCAGTAATGAATTACCTTGCCAGTGGTGGTGACTACAATCTTGACACAGTGGAAGATCAAAACAGATTAACAAAAGATACAGATAGATTTGCAAAATGGTTTGCTGTATCTAGAGGGTTATTTGGTATGACTAGCCCAGTTGCTATTATGCCAGAAGATTTAGTTAAAGATAAATCTGGAAATACTTTATTAGCCGCTGCTCTTTATAATGATTTTAGAGAATTAGAAAATGCTGCAGGTGGAGATAAACAAAAAGCATATGCTGATTTCTTAGACCTATATGGGCCAGAACAAGTCTTTGCTTTAATTGGAACTTGGAGTGGAAAAGACGGAAAGTTTGCACCACCAGATAACTTATACACTTATAAACTTTTATTAGAAAATCCTGGGATAGATAAAGAGTATGCCGATATTTATGGATACTTATACCCTAATGGTGGACTTTCTATGCAGTTAAGAAAATGGAACGAATTAAGTGGCAAATCACAACGGCTAACTACTCAACAAATTATTGATAGAGCAACTCAAATTCGTTACTCTGCCGCAAAAGATAGGCTCCTTACTCGTTCAATAGCAGAGGGTTGGAGTAGTAAATATGAAAGCGCTGCGGTATCTAGCCTTAGAGATAGTTTTGTTACAATAGGTCTTAAGCAAGATACCTTTGACTTTACTAGAGATGATAGAACGTTAAATCAACTCAGAAGAGCAGCACAAGATGAAAGATTTTTAAACTCTGAATCAGTTGCTGGTATAAGAGATTACCTTGCCCTGCGTGACAAGGTACTTGAAGTCAATGGAAAGAAACCAAACGATAGTTTAAAGACAAAAGGTTTTGAATCTCAAAGAACTTTCTTAGCAGAACAAGCACTTGAAATAATTAAAAGAAATCCAGAGTTTCAAAAGATATTTTATGCTTTCTTCAAATACGAACTAGAGGTTGAATAATGGCAGTAACAGGCGTAATCAGAGCAATTGCTAGCGAAGCCCTTAGCAAAGGCGCCCAAAAGGCTGCTAAAAAAGTTGTTAAAAAGAAAATAAGTAAAAAGAAAAAAATACTTATTGGTGGAGCAGCCATTATTGGTGGCAAGCAAGTAATTGGTAAAGATGGAAAACCAGTACAGGCTGGTTCAACTGGAATTTCTACATCAGATGCTAACGCTGCTGCTCTGGCAGCGGCAAGTAATCAAGTTGGAATGCTTGACGACAAGACAACCTTATCTGGATTAAAAAAAGGTGGAGTAATTGCAGGTGGAGGCACGGCTGACCTAATGAAAGGGGCAGGTGCTACCTATCTTGCCAACCTACAACCAGCACAAAGAGCACAAGCACTTGTTAGACTAGGCCAAATACCTGGCTTATATACAAGTGGAACTGCTCCTACTGCAGATTTTATTCAAAGAATGATAAAAGGTGGAGATATAGTTCCACGTGCTGTTGATTTTGCAGCCCTTGAGCAAGTTGTTTCATTTGCTGAGTGGTCAGGTGGTACAATAGATAATACTATTGTCAAATTAATTAGTCAACCAGCGCTAGCACAGCAATTTTTTGGTAAAACAGGTACAGCGACTAAGGCAGTAACCCCATTATCTCAACTTCAAGCAGATATGGATAGTAAGTTTTTAGATTTGTTTGACAGCAAGGCAGATTCTGGTCTAGTTAAGGCGTATGCTAAAGAAGTTAACGCACTTGAGTCAACTAAAGCGGGCATTAGCACCCAGCAAAAAGAAGATATATTACTTAAGTATGTACAAAAGAAAGCCGATAATGTATACAGTCTTGGTGGCGTTGTTGCTACCGACAAGGGTGCTTTAGGTAGATCTGTTAGAGCCCTTCGCTCTGCTTATGAAGACAATGGTATCCCTATTGATGATAAGCAAATATACAATAAAGCGGTTCAGTCCCTCAGAAGTCCTGATGCTGCTAAAAATATATTAGAAGATATTGGTATGCACGCTAGCATTATTATGCCAGCATTTAAAGATTTTTACGCTAAAGGTAAGAGCGCTAGAGAAGTTCTTAGTCCTTATATAAGTGTACGTTCTCAAATACTAGGTATACCAGAGGATCAAATTAGGGTTAAAGATATGTATGATGTCGGTTCTGGTGCAGTTCCTTTAACCATACAAGAGTATAAGGCTCAAGTTTATAGAAGTAAAGAATATAAAGACTCAGATAACTATAAGAGTGTAACTTTGGGCGACACAACAGCAATGCTTAGAGCATTCAATTTGGGAGCATAATGGCAGGCTTAATAGTTCCGTCAGTACAGAAGGCTAAACTTGATGCCGCCAAAGCAACTCCTACTAAAGTAGGAACACCTGCGGTTATTGCTAAACCTGCCCCATCATTTACTCAAACATTAAACCTTTATGGTTCTCCTGCGTCTAATACTGTTGTTAAAAAACCAACAAGTAATGGTTTGTCTGCCGCAGATAAGGCTGGATTATTAAAAGATTTTAATGACGCACAAAAACAATTGGCAGATATAACAGCCGCAAGAGATGCTCTTCTTGACCAATACAAGGCAGGCTTAGATGGTGGTGGTGGAACTACACCTCCCGTTACACCTCCCGTTACACCTCCTATTACGCCTCCTGTTGTTAATAAAACAATTACGCCTAATGCAGCATATGATACTATAGGAAATATCCTACAATCCTATGGCATTACTGGACTAGCGGGTGTTCTTTCAGCAATACGCGATGAATATCCTGAGGCACGTAGCGATGAATTACTCTCATTACTACAGTTTGACCCTAGATATAATACTAAATTTAATGAAAGATTTGCTGGTAACGTTGCTAGACAAAAGGCTGGACTATCTGTCCTTTCTCCAGGAGATTACTTAAAGACTGAGGAAAGTTACAAGAAGGTCTTTTCCGCTTATGGTTTAACTAAGTTCAGTAATCAAGGATACTATGATAAGTTTATCACTAGTGACATATCGGCAACTGAGTTAACAGATAGAGTTCAGTTAGCATATGATAGAGTATTAAGTGATGATCCAGTTAATACAGCATTTAAGAAGTTTTATCCATCATTAGGTCTTGGTGATATCGTAACCGCTATGCTTGATCCAGTTAACCAACTACCAGATCTTGAGCGTAAGGTTAAGGCTGCTGAGATAGGTGGCGCTGCACTACGTCAAGGCTTTACTAACATAAGCCAAGCAGCAACAGATATGACTGTTGGTGCTGATGTGCTTGCTCAACAAGGTTTGACCAAGGCACAGGCAGAGGTTGGCTATAAAACAATTGCCCAAGAACTTCCTCAAGCAGAAAAGTTTAGTTCAATATATTCTGGACAGTCCGAAAAGTATGGTATGTTAGAAGCCGAGAAGGATACACTACAGGGATTAGCATCTGAAGAGCGTAAGAAGAAAGCATTGATAGCACTTGAACAAGCACAATTTGGTAGCGATACTGGTACTTCAAAGGCTAGCGTAAATACCAATTACCTGAATAGAACATCTGGCGCAGGCCAGTTCTAAATAGAATCCTGTGTGACCTACCAGCCCACACAGCGTAAAAGACTGGTAGCAAGATCCAGACCGATTCCCCGATTGGAACCTGAGGCTTGCGACTACAACGAATAGAAGGGTGGGTTGCTATGAGCAACAACTACTGGGATGAAGACGAAGACGACCTAGATACCGACAACGAGGCGCAGATGGATGGAAGCGATTTACTTAAAAAATTGCGGAAAGCCAAGCGTAACGATGAGAAGCGTATCAAGGAACTCACTGAGCAACTTGAGGGATTATCCAAGTCGCAGCGTGAGCGTATAGTCAAAGATGTCCTAGACAAGAAGGGTGTCAATCCAAAGGCACAACGTTTAATCCTTAAAGACTTAGAAGACGTTAACGAAGAGTCAGTTAATAACTGGCTTGATGATAACGGCGATTTGTTTGGATTAACAAAAGAGCCTCAGGTAAACCAAGAACAAGAACTTAATCGAGCAGCCTTACGGCAGCAAGATGTAGTTACTCAGTTAGGTACGACCCCTGACAAAGCCCAAGATTTATTGAACAGAGTTATGAATGCGGCTAACGCAGAAGAACTGACTGCATTAATTCAAGGCAATTAATATCCATAGTAATTCTTAATCACCTTGGAGGTGAACAATGGCTAATGCCTATTCAAGTACAGGCTCAGCAACACTCGGCGGAACCGCTGGTAGCGCTGGTTTAGTACAGACAGCGTATGACAGACTGTTAGAATTCGCGTTGCGTTCAGAACCCCTTATTCGTAGTGTCGCTGACAAGCGTCCTGCAAAGCAGGCAATTCCTGGCTCAACCGTAGTTCTACAATTATACGCAGATTTAGCAGCGCAGGCAACTGCGTTAACCGAAGCAACAGAGCGTGACTCTGTAGCACTAGGTACCCCAACATCAGTTACTGTAACTCTTAACGAGTACGGTAACTCAGTATTAGTAACACGTGCTTTGGAACTATTCAGCCTTGCTGATGTAGACCCAGCAATTGCTAATATCATTGCATTCAACCTTGCAGATTCAATTGATTCTGTCGCTATGACAGAACTTCGTGGCGGAACCAACGTAATTTACTCAGGTTCAACTGCAACATCTACTGCAACCATTACAGCAGCAGCAACTATTTCTTCAGCAAACGTCCGCAAGGCCGTTGCTAAGTTACGTGCTGGTAAGTCTGTAGCCCGTAAGGGTTCTCTATACTGGGCTGGAATTCACCCAGAGGTTTCACACGACCTTCGTGCTGAAACAGGTTCAGCAGGATGGTTACTTCCTAACCAATACGGCTCTGCACAAGACCGTATCTGGGCAGGAGAAATTGGTACCTATGAGGGTGCTTATTTCGTAGAGTCTGCACGTCTATACAATGCTTTAGACGGAGCATCATCTGCACGTAACTACCGTACAATTATTGCTGGTCAGCAAGCAATGGCAGAAGCCGTTGCTGAAGAGCCACACGTAGTTATCGGTCCAGTTATTGACCAACTTATGCGTTTCCGCCCAATGGGCTGGTACGGCGTTCTTGGCTTCAAGCGTTACCGCGAAGCAGCCTTGTATCGTATTGAGTCTGGTTCATCAATCGCTTAATTGATTGACGGTAGGGCTAGGGGAAACTCTAGCCTTACAGTAAGTCTATTAAAGGAGAACAATGGCAACATATAAATTTCTTACCCCAACTCTTCAACAAGGGTTAATAGGTAACCATAGACTGTTCCAATTCTTTGCCCAAAGAGATAAAGCCTATACAGTTATTAATAATGCTGGAGTATATTCGTTAACTCAATATCCAACACACGATGATTTAGAAACTTATACTGCCTACTATATGGGTGGTCTTATACATACTGGAATTACTGATGCTATTAGAACAGCAATGATAGCAGCGGGAATAGGGATAACGGCAAGTAACTTCACAGCAGAGTAGGGACATATGAAACATTGGGAGCATCACCCTGAACCAATAGAGGGTTGCTTTGGTTGTAAAGGGTTAGGACTTCAGATGAACTCTGGAGATGCTACAAGAGATATACCAGATAAGAAATGGAATTCTGAACTACAGGCATATCGTGATGCTAGGTCACAAGGGATACAACCTGCTGGTACCAGAATGAAAGACATAATAGCAGCACACGAAGCATCTGAGACTTTAGGTCAAGCCTATAATTCAGAGACTATGCCTAAAGCAGCAAATATAAATAAAAAATCCGTAGAAGTACTCAAAGAGATAGGTCAAATATAATGCCAAAAGTAGGAAACAAAAAATTCCCATACACCGCAAAAGGTAAGAAAGCCGCAAAGGCTTACGCTAAAGGCGAAGGTATGGAGTCAAAATCTATGAAAGCAAAAGAAATGAAAATGGGTATGAAGAAGATGGGCAAGAAGAAGTAATATGTACCCTCTTAATCCAGCCCCAGCATTAAAAGCCAAGGTTGCAAAGTCTACTCCACAAGAGATAGCACTTGCTAAACTTATGGCAGAACGTGCTGCGTATGCTAAGAAAAATAAAGGCAAGTATCCGTCAGATGCGGAACTTATGAAAAGCAGAAATACGAAAGGTAAATAAATGGCAACTGAATACGGTGCATATCAAGAATCACGCACATCAAACTCACCATCAGCAACAACTAATTATGGAGCATATTTAGAGTCAAGACAAGGATCTCCTTCTGCTCTAGCATCTTATGAGCCTAAGAAATCAAAGCCACGCACAAAGGCTTCAGATACTAGTAAGATGAATTCTTTATACAAGCCAAAGGCTTCACCTGGTCCAATTTCATCTGCTGCTAATGTAAGAGAAAATAGACTGGCTGGCAAGGCAACTGTGCCAACCGATGAGTCATACTCAAGAAAAAATATGGGAACTCGTCCAGTAGCAGAGTCAACTAGATCTGGTAAGAAAGTTATTGAGCGTAAGTCTTGGCGTCAAAAACGCGGAGATTAATTAATGTCATCGGGTCAATTTGTACGCAGTGATGGTTTTAATAAAACTATTATGCGGGATGGTCTCATCCTTACCCTCCGTAAGGATGGAACTGTCAAAGTCCAAAGAGACCCCAAAACTGGGGATATAATTAAGGGGAACAAATGAAAAAAGTAGCATTTTGGGATAAAAAAAATCCCAAGAAGACATCAAGTAAATTAACACCATCACAGAAATCTGCTGCTAAGGCTAGAGCCAAGGCCGCAGGTAGACCTTATCCAAACCTTGTAGATAATGCGGCGGTTGCAAGGGGCAAGAAATGACCGCAGCGTGGACTCGCAAAGAAGGTAAGAATCCTGCAGGTGGCCTGAATGCAAAGGGTAGAGCATCCTATAAGGGTGGAACCCTCAAGCCTCCTGTAAAAAGCGGTGATAACCCCCGTAGAGCCTCATTCTTGGCCCGTATGGGCGGAATGCCAGGACCTGAACGTAAGCCTAATGGAGAACCAACAAGATTATTACTATCACTACAAGCCTGGGGTGCTAGTTCAAAGGCTGATGCTAAGAGCAAGGCAGCAGCAATATCTAAAAGAAATAAAGGAAAGAAGTAATGTCTGGGGGGACTATGCAAGAGACAGTATCAATCGCTTGGTGCGATAATGGTATGGTAGATGGAAAGTTTATGCAAGGCGTAACAGATGTAATGTTAAAGTCTGGAGTAACTTTTAGTTCAACGCTACGAAGTCAAGGAAATCAGATTGCTAGACAAAGACAGACAGTAATTGATTACTGGTATGAGAAATCTAAGTCTGACTGGTTACTATGGGTAGACTCAGATGTAGTAATTAGTCCAGAAACATTTAGATTATTATGGGACAACAAAGATGCTAAAGAGCGTCCATTAGTTTCTGGAGTATACTTTACTACAGATAATCCCGAGGAACCTTTGATGGTTCCAATGCCTACTGTATTTAGTTTTACCAATAAAGGTGATGGTACATTTGGTTTATCCAGAGTACATCCTTTGCCAGAGAATCAACTAATTAAAGTTGATGCAGCAGGATTTGGATTTATCCTTATGCACCGAAGTATAGTTGAAAAGGTTAAAGCCGTAGCCCCTGATGGCCAGATGTTTATGGAAATGGGTAGAGGCACTAAATTTATAGGAGAAGATATATTCTTCTTTGCATTATGCGATAAGGCAGAGGTTCCACTTCACTGTCATACTGGAGCGTTAGCCCCGCATATGAAACGATTTTCTTTTGATGAACATTATTATAAAGCATTTTTTGGCAAGGCTGAAGAAAAACCTAAGTCAAAAATCATTACACCTAGATAGGATAAATAATGGCACTCGGTAAAGATGGTAGCAGTTTAAACGCAGAACTTAATCGTCTTGCGGGTACAACTGGTAAGGCAAACCAAGGTGCGGCTAATGCATATGCCAGCACATCTGGTAAAGGACTCATTGGTGCTCTTAATATAAAGGCTAGTGCTGTCCGTCAACCTAATGACTATAAAGGTCTTAATGCTGTATGTAATGAAATTGCAGGTACAACTGGTAAAGAAGCAGTTGTTGCATTAAGGAGCATAAACGTATAATGGCAACCACATTAACTGATATGATTAATGAAGTATCTATGAACTTATCTGGATACACGTTAACTCAAGACCGTTCTACCTATCTTAAGACTGCTGTTACTACAACCACATCATCTAGTGCATCTCCTACATCTCTTAGCCTAGGCTCAACAGATAACGTAGGTAAGGGCATAGTAGAGATTGATGAAGAGTTGCTTTGGATAGATACCTATGACCGAGTTGGTAACACTGCAACCGTTGCCCCATATGGTAGAGGATACCTAGGAACTACTGCTGCTACACACGATGCTGATGCTAAAGTAACTATTTCTCCAACTTTCCCAAGATTTACAATTAAGAGAGCAATCAACGATACTATCAATGCTTTAGGCTCTAGTATTTTTGCTGCTTCTACAACTACTATTACTTCTAATGCTGCCGTTGCAGCCTTTAGATTACCTGCTACTGGTGACTCATTAAATATTCGTAATGTCCTAGCAGTTGCTTATCAATCAATTGGTGCTAGCAAAGAGTGGATTCCTATTCGTTCCTGGCGACTAGACAATAATGCTAACAGTACTGCATTTACTAGTGGCCAGACTATATCAATCTATGACCGTGTTCCTTCTGGTCGTACTATTCAAATTGTTTACTCTACAGACCCTGATGTATTTACTACCAATGCTCAAGACTTTGCAACACAAACTGGATTGCCTGACTCTTGTAAAGATTTAACAATCCTTGGGGCTACATATCGTTTGCTTACTAACCTAGACCCAGCACGTGCTTCAATGGTTAGCCCACAGGCTGATGAAACAGATAGCAAACGCCCATATGGTTCATCTCAATCTCTTACTAAAAGTATTTACGCTTTGTATAGTCAACGACTAGCCGAAGAAATTAAAAAGCAAGAAAACAAATATCCTATCCGTGTCCACTACTCCCTCTAAATAGGAACATAAATGACAACTAGAAAATACTCATCACGAGCCCAACAGACCACACTATCTAGTAGCATTACATCTGGTGATGTAACTATGACGGTAGGTTCTGGCGCAAACCTTATGGGTGGTAAGACACCTACAGTAGGTCAAACCTATACGGTTGTTATTGACCCAGATACAGCCCTTGAAGAAATTGTAGATGTAAGTAATTATTCATCTGGCAATACCCTTACAATTGCTCGTGGCATTGATGGTTCTACTGGTGTAGCCCACTCTGCTGGCGCAGTAATTAGGCATATGGTTGTTGGTCGTGACCTGCAAGAGGCTAATGACCACATTGAAGCAACCACAGGACACGGTGCAACTGGCGCTGTAGTTGGTACAACTAACACACAAACTTTAACTAACAAAACTTTAACTAGCCCAACCATTACTGGTACTGGTGCTATTGCAGGTACTTTTACAGGAAACGTAACTGGTAACTTAACTGGTACTGCTAGTGCAGCAACTCTTGCTGCTACTGCTACAGCCCTTGCAACTGGTAGAACTATATCTCTTACTGGAGATGTAACTGGAACTACTGGTTCATTTGATGGTACTGGTAATGCTACTATGACAGCAGCCATTGGTACTGGCGTGATTGTTAACGCTGATATTAATGCTTCTGCTGCTATTGCTTACAGCAAGTTAAGTCTTGCAGGAACTATTACTTCTGCTGATATTGCTAATGATACAATTGTAAATGCTGATATAAATACCGCAGCAGCAATTGATTGGACAAAACTTGGTATATCTTCTACTGTTTCTTCAACTGAAATTGGATATGTAGATGGAGTAACTTCTGCTATTCAAACTCAGTTAGATGCTAAATTAGCAACTACTACTGCAGCAAGTACTTATGCTCCATTAGCAAGTCCTACATTAACTGGTGTTCCACTTGCTCCTACTGCTGCAGCAAATACAAATACAACTCAAATTGCTACAACTGCATATGTTCAAACAGAACTTACTGACCTTCTTAATGGTGCTCCTGGAGCACTTGATACTCTTAATGAATTAGCAAGTGCCTTAGGTAATGATGCTAACTATTCAACAACAATAACTACTGCCCTTGCTGGTAAGTTACCTCTTGCTGGTGGCACTATGACTGGCGCTATTGCTATGGGTACTAATAAGATTACAGGACTTGGTCTTGCAACCGTTGGAACAGATGCAGCAAGTAAAACTTATGTAGATACCGTAACAGTTGCACCTAGCAACTTAACTGGCCCTATTACATCTGTAGGCGCTGCAACTAGCATTGCTTCACAAACTGGTACTGGTACTAAATTTGTAGTAGATACATCACCAACATTAGTAACTCCAGTATTAGGTGTGGCTACTGCTACATCTATTAATGGTACAACCATCCCATCTACTAAAACTTTAGTGGTAACTACAGATACTCTTGCAGTCCACGCAGCAACTACTTCTGCTCAACTTGCTGGAGTTATCTCTGATGAGACTGGTACTGGTTCTTTGGTGTTTGCAACATCTCCAACTTTAACAACACCAGTAATTACTAATCCAAAGATTACTCTTACATACTCTGCTAAGACTGCTGCATATACTGCAGTTACAGGTGATGAAGGTGGCGTGTTCTCAATGAATAATGCTGCTTCAATTCAATTTAATATCCCAACAGATGCTACCTTTAACTTTGCAATTGGCACACAGTTTAATGTGTTTTGGCTAACTGGCGCAGGTCAACCAACAATAGGCGCAGTTACTCCAGGAACTACAACTGTTATTTCAACAGGTGCAACAAGTGCTACACCTAAACTTCGTGTGGCTAACTCAATGGCAACTTGTCTTAAGATTGCAGCAAATTCTTGGATAGTCATTGGTGATATAGCCTAATGCCAATACTTGGAGTTCTTGCATCAGCCATTTCAGGAAACTTAGGCTTAGTTGTTGATTACCTAGTTGTTGCTGGAGGTGGTAGTGGAGGTGGCGGATATAATAGTGCAGGAGGCGGTGGTGGTGCAGGTGGATATAAAACATCTATTGGCGGAACTGCTTTAACATTAAATTTAAATACTTTATACACGGCCACAATTGGCGCTGGTGGTACTGGTGCTAATACAGGAAATATTGGTTCAAATTCTGTATTTTCTACAATTACTTCAACTGGCGGTGGTGGCGGTGGTAATACTGATGCAAGTACTGCTAGTTCTGGCGGCTCAGGTGGTGGTGGTGCAAGAAATTCCTCACCAGGTTCTGCATCTCCAGCAGGTCAAGGTAATGCTGGCGGCTCAGGTGGAGATAGGTCAGGAGGCGGAGGTGGAGGCGCTGGAGCAGCAGGAACTAACGCCGCAGATGCTTACAATGCTGGTGCAGGTGGTGTAGGACTTTCTAATTCTATAAATGGAACAGCAACTTTTTACGCAGGTGGCGGAGGAGGCGCAGGAGGCGATTCAAACGCTGCTGGTGGAAATGGTGGTGGTGCGGCTGGTGCTGGTAGTAGTCCATCAAGTGCTACTGCAAACAAAGGCGGCGGTGGTGGTGGCGCTGGTAATAGTGCTGGTGGTAATGGTGGTTCAGGTGTTGTAATTGCTCGCTACTCTGGTACAACACAAAAAGCATACGGCGGAACTTATACAACTTCAGGTGGCAATTCAATTCATACTTTTAATTCATCAGGTGATTTCTATACTGGTTCTGCTTATGCAACAGGTGGAGATACAATTGCATTTAGCGGTTATTATTTTATTCATACATTTACTTCATCAGGAACTTTTACACCAACTCAATCACTTACTGCTGACTACTTAGTAGTTGCAGGTGGCGGTGGCGGTGGATTTTGGTCTGGTGCTGGTGCTGGAGGTTTAAGAAGTACAGTAACTGCAACAGGTGGCGGCGGTTCTTTAGAATCCCCATTATCTTTAACTGCTCAAGGATATACTGTAACTATTGGTGCAGGTGGCGCTGGTGGTGTTCAAGGTTCTGAATTAGCAGGTACTTCTGGTAATAACTCAGTATTTTCAACCATAACTTCAACTGGCGGTGGTGGTGGTGCAGGTGGCCCAACACCAGGAGTAAATGGTAAAAATGGTGGCTCAGGTGGTGCAACTGGTGCGGCTCAATGGTCTGGCGGAGCAGCAACTGTTGCTGGTACAGGTACAGCAAATCAAGGTTTTGCAGGTGGGCTTGGAGCAGGTAATGGCGCAGTAACTGATGTTGCAGGTGGTGGTGGCGGAGGTGCTAGCGCAGTTGGTCAAGCAGGTTCTGGCAATATTGCTGGCAATGGTGGTAATGGTGTTGCAACATCTATTTCAGGTTCATCAGTAACTTATGCAGGCGGTGGTGGTGGTACTCGTTCTGCTGGTGCTGGTTCAGATGGTTCTGGCGGTACAGGTGGTGGTGGCGCAGGTTCAACTTCAGCACCAGTTAGCGGTACTGCTAATACTGGCGGCGGTGGTGGTGGTACATCAGGTTCTCTTACTGCGGGAGCAGGTGGTTCAGGAATTGTTATTGTTAGATACTCAATAGCCAAAGCCAATGGTGGAAATATTACTAATGATGGTACTTATTGGTACCATACATTTACATCAAGTGGAACATTCACTCCTAAACAATCATTAACTGCTGACTATTTAGTTGTTGCAGGTGGTGGTGGTGGAGGAAATAATTACGGCGGCGGTGGAGGAGGCGGTGGTTTAATTTATATTACAGCAGGTTCCTTAACTGCTCAAAACTACACAGTAACGGTTGGTGCTGGTGGTGCAGTAAATGCTTCTGGTTCAAATACTGTATTTAATTCACAAACCGCAGTAGGTGGTGGGCGTGGTGGAGATAATAATAATGCTCAGCCTGGTGGTAATGGAGGCTCAGGTGGTGGTGGAGCAGCATCAAATACGGCTGGTTATAGAGTAGGTGGAACAGCAACTGCTAGCCAAGGTTATGACGGTGGAACAGGAACTGGGTTAGGAACTTTTGGTACTGGTGGCGGAGGTGGAGCAGGTGGTATTGGTGGAAATGGAAGTGGTGGTGGTACAGGAGGAAACGCTGGTGCTGGACTTCAATACTTTGGAACTTACTATTCTAATGGCGGTGTAGGAATGGGCGCTCCTACTCCAGGTAGTGCTGGTACTGGTGGAACTGCTGCAAATACTACTCCAACTGCCAACACAGGTAAAGGTGGTCCATTTGAAAGAACAGGTGCATCAGGTACAGTAATAGTCAGATATGCAATCTAACAAAAAGGGGAAAATATGAAAGACAATGTAAAAGAAATCAAACCAACTAAGGCAACACAATGCTTTAGTTATGAGGTAAATATGTTAGTACATATTATTGCCGATAATGAGGCAACTGCTAAGTCCCAACTTGATGAAAAGGGTGGAATAGTTACAAAGCGAGATGTTAAATTAGTAAACACAACAGTTCTCTATGGAGAAGACAAGGATAAATAATGGCTCATTATGCAAAAGTAGAAAACGGTGTGGTGACACAAGTTATCGTTGCCAATTCTCAAGAGTGGTGTCAGGCTAACCTAAGTGGTACTTGGGTTCAAACCTCATACAACACAGCAGGTAATGTAAACAGCCGTGATGGTGGAGTAGCATTACATAAAAATTATGCAGGAATTGGATATACATTTGATGGTACTGGCTTTGCAGCCCCTCAACCATATCCATCTTGGACAAAGAATTCAACAACTTATTTATGGGAAGCACCAACTCCTATGCCTACAACAGTAGGTAAAATATATCAATGGGTTGAGGCTAATCTTGCTTGGGAAGAAATAGTTTAATCAATTTTTAATTAAGGAGCACTGTGGTCAGTCGTGATATAACCGAAGGACGAGGTTCGGCAACTGCCAGCATTGGTCGTGCTATTGCCGTTGACCTTGGTATTACAGCAGATAGTTCTGTCTGGACAAATACAGATGTAGCCTATGATGTAGCCCTTGGTGGTATGCCATTCATCTATGCAGTATCAGATGCTAGGCCATACATTAGACAGACTGCTCCTTATAAGAAAGAACAATTTGATAATAACCAAGAGCCAGGTGAGCAATCACTTACTGGCTGGTGGATTAGAAGTCAATCATCTTTCCATTCTGGCACAGGTATTAAGTTTTATGACCCATCTGGTGGTGAGACAACAGCACACAGATTTGCCGACTCTTCTAATGTAGATGTATTTACTAAGGGACAAGTAACTCTACTTAAAGAGACAGCCAACTTAACTGGTGTTACTACTGGTATATATAAAGTTCTATCTATAGTAGATACAGGAACTGATAAGATACTTGGTTGGACTCCAGCAAATACAACTATTAAAAACTATACTGCTAGTGGAACTGCTGTTACTTATACAGATGTAGTTACTGCTGGATTAGATACAGCCACCCTTGCTATTGCAACAGATGGCGCACACCTATTCGTAGCAGATAATGACCACATTTATTCAGGTGAAATTGCAGTACCTGCTTCTGGTTACTCAGAGTATTACGCTACTGGTAGTGAGCGAGTAGTACTTGCTTGGGTTAAACAACGTCTTGTTGCTGGCGTAGGTGCAGGTATCTATGAGTTAACTGGCACCAAAGGAACAAGTAGAGCCTTACCAACTGCTACATATACACATCCTAACTCTGATTGGATTTGGACATCCATATCTGAGGGTGGTTCTGCCATCTATGCTGCTGGTTATCTTGGCACCAATGGTGCTATCTATAAGTTTGTTTTATCTACTGCTGGTGTTATGCCAACTCTTACCTCAGGTATTATTGCAGCGCAATTACCTAGTGGTGAGTATCCACTTAAGATTGAATCTTATCTAGGCTACCTAGTAATTGGCACTAACAAGGGTGTGCGTGTAGCATCTATATCAGATACTAATGGAGACCTAAGTTATGGTCCATTAATTATTGAAGCAGCCAATACAGGATTAGACTTTGCATTTAGAGATAGATTTATATGGGTAACTGGTTCTATTGGTGGTTGTCCTGGACTATACAGAATTGATTTAGGTAACGAACTTGAGACCTTGCGCTTTGCTTATGCTAGCGATACCTTCCTTAGTGGAGTAGGCGGCTATGCTACTAGCGTAGACTTTGTAGGTAACTCAGACCAGATAGCATTTACTACATCTGGTAGTAATGGTATTGCTATCCAGTCGACTACAGTACTAGCCGAAACTGGGTATATAAAGACAGGTAAGATTAGATACGGAACCTTAGAGCCTAAGAACTTTAAGCGTTTGATTGCTAGAGGTTCATTTACTGTTGGAGAAACATTACTATCTTCTATTGCCACTAATGCTGGTGGTACTGAGACAGAGTATGACCATATTGGATACTCAGCAAACGTAAATCCAGTAGAGGTAACTACATCTGTTCCCGCTGAAGCCCAAGAGTTTTTAGCATATAAGTTTACATTTACCCGTGATAGTACTGATACTACCCTTGGACCTACCTTTAAGGGATATCAGGCTAAGTCAACTATTGCTACGCCTCGCGTAAGAGTTATTAAGTTTCCTGTTTACTGCTTTGATATAGAGACAGATAGATATAACACTATTGTTGGTTATGAAGGTAGAGCATTTGACCGTATCAGATTACTAGAAGAGATTGAAAAGACTGGTGATGTTATCACCTGGCAAGATTTAACTACATCTGAATCATTGCAAGCAGTTATAGAAGAGATATCATTTACCCGTATGACACCACCTGATAGACGATTCGATGGCTTTGGAGGAATCATAGAGATTATGGTTAGGACAGTATAATGACAGCGCAAGACTGGGCTGCATTAGCAGTAGCGACAAGCACTTTGATTGGTTCATTTGCCTTAATGGTAAGATGGCTAGTCAAACATTATCTTGAAGAATTAAAACCAAACGGGGGCAGTTCGGTAAAAGACCAAGTCAATAGATTGGAAGCCCGCGTTGACCAAATTTATCTACTCCTTTCTGATAGGGATTAGTTTACTTTTAATACCACAAGTAGCATATGCTGATGAAATACTTATTGAATTAACCCCAGATATTGCATACGTAGATACAGTAGTAGAGGTCAATGGACCTACTGAATATGTAATTGAAACAACTACTGGTCCTAGATTTGAACAAGCACCTAATGGTACACAAAGAGAACGTGTTGATTGGATAGATTCTTGGTTACAATTACGCCAAGGTGATACTATCTTAAGACAAGACGATGACAGTAATCATAATACTGAAACTAATTACTATGCATCTAAACTTACAGGTACATTAAACACAGGTAGTTATACTATCCGTGCTACATCATATGATTACATAGTTGCAGGACAAAGTCCTATTGGAACTTATACTTTAACTAGTAACTTAATTAATCTTCCAGAAGTAGAGCCAGAAACGCCAGAGATATTGCCCCCGCCACTAGACCCATTAGAAAACCAAACCCAAATCCCAGTGCCACCCGAGCCTACCCCGCCACCCGTAGTTGAACCAATAGTTGATACCATTGTTCCAACAGTTCCAGATATTGTAGTAATAGAGCCACCGATAATAATTCCAGTCCCACCTGAACCTCCTTTGGTTGAGGAGATACTACCAGAACCTGAGCCTCCTATGGAGGTAGCCGAACCTCCAGCACCCGCTGAGGAACCCCCTGCTGAGCCTGAGATTGCCCCTATAGAGGAAGAACTACCACCTATTGAGGTAGATGCACCACCTATAGAAGAAGAAGCCCCTCCTGCTGAAGCAGAAGAGCCACCCATTGAGGTAGTACAGGCAGATGAAGTTGAATTAGAAACCCTTGCACCTGAAACACCAGTTCAATTAGACAATGGTGTAGTGCTAGAGGCTGGCACAGTAGTAGCCCTACAGTTATTAGAAAGCCCAGCAGAATTAATTGCAGAAATATTTACTAACCCAGGACAAGTGCTAACCGCACTATCAAACATTGGTGCTGATATGTCTGAAGAAGAAAGAACAGAATCAGAGCAAACAATTATCGCATCTGTTATTGCTACTCAGGCTGCTGTTAATGCAGTAGGCGCAGCAACTATGGCTAGAACACCTACCTCTACACCTAGTGGCGGTGGTGCTCCATCTGCAAACGACAACATTAAATTATACAAAAGGAGAAAACCTTGAAGATATTAAGAGATATGGTCCAACAATTATGGACCTTATTAGGTATGTTTATTGCTTGGGTTGTACTTACTGGCTCAGCAAAGACTGTGGTTGGTTATGCAATCATACTAACTTTAATAGTCTGGGCAGTTACCTATCCATTGCGTAACTCTAATGATGAGTAAAGCGGATAACTTTCCAAAATGGTTTTATGATAATGCTACAGTCCAGGACTTTGAGAATGGATTAGCAGAGTTTAAAGGCAAAGAAAATCTTAAGTTCTTGCAGATAGGTGTCTTCACTGGCAACGCATCTGTTTGGTTACTGCAAAACATCCTTACAGAACCATCATCTCTGCTTGTAGATATAGACCCTTGGTGTGGCAACTTATCTCACGAGTCAATCTATGATTGGAATGATGTAGAGGAAGCCTATAAGGAGCAGATGAAACCTTATGTTAAAAAGGTAGCATCACATAAAGCATTTAGTGGTGATTGGTTAAAGGCTAACCGTGAGGTTAAGTATGACTTTATCTATATTGATGGAGACCATCTGCCTGAATCAGTTACTTTAGATGCTGACTTATCTTGGGACTTACTTAAATCTGGTGGCATACTAGCCTTTGATGATTATGAATGGGACCACCCAGATGGCACAGATAAGAACCCTAAGCCAGCGATAGATGCGTGGCTAACAAAGCACGAAAAGGAAATAGAAATATTCCGTAAGGGATGGCAAGTATGGATAAGGAAAAAATAATGAGCGTAGTAGATATAGCAAAGTCACAACTTGGATACCAAGAAGTAGGCAAGAACAATGACAGTATGTATGGCAAGTGGTATGGATTAAACAACAACCCTTGGTGTGCAATGTTTGTATCTTGGTGCTTTGACCAAGCAGGACTAGGAGATAAAATTGCAGCCCAGACTAAAAAGGGATTTGCTTCTTGTCAAGCAGGACTTAAATGGTTTACAAGTAAAGGCAAGATAGTTCCAGTGGGTAAAGCCCAACCTGGAGACATAGTTTTCTTTCAATTCGATGCTGACGCAGAGGCTGACCACGTGGGTATCTGCTCTAGTAACGATGGAAAGAAATACCTTATGGTCTATGAGGGTAATACCTCAGGGGACACTAAGGGTAGTCAATCAAATGGAGATGGTGTGTATCTAAAGAAACGTGCCTACTCCCTTGTAATGGGCGTTGCTCGCCCTTAAGGATGGAATATGAATACAACTAAACTAAAAGCAATTGCAATTTCTTATGCACGTGCAGCCTTCGCTGCTGTGCTTGCTCTATACCTTGCAGGTAATACAGACCTAAAGGCATTAGCAACAGCAGGAATTGCAGCAGTAGCAGGACCTCTTCTGAAGGCTTTGGATTCCTCAGCCACAGAGTTTGGTCGTGGTAGTAACTAGTTATAAATAAATAAGACCCCCTCGCCTAGTATGTCTACTGGGTAAGGGGGTCTTTTTGTCATTCAACTAGGAGTTACACTTTGCCTTAAGTGTAGTAGGCGTATGAAGTCGAACACGCTTCCTACAGAGATATATCATCCCACTAAAAAAGGTAACTAGAATCACCTTGACTTCGAGACGAATTCTATATGTAGTTATATGGACCCCTACGGGGTCTTATATACTGTATATGTATCTAAGTATACACCTAACATTATCCTATGATGGTAGGCAACTCTATCC